TCATAAGTTCATTCACGATGATGACTTCCATGCAGCTATGGCGGCATTGCGAGATGGATTGCAAGCGAACCAAACAGTTCGTAGAAACCGCGCAGATGGCGAAAGGGGAGTAGAATATGCGGAAACTCCGGCCCATATTACCCGAATTGCTGCTGCAAAATTGATGTTAGAGTACGGATTTGGCAAACCAGCGACCAGAGCTGAAATAAATATCAACAATGAGACGCAAAAAAGCGCTTCTCCGGCCGAAATCATGTCCCGATTCAGACAATCGGGTATGGATTTGAACGAAATTGTCGATGTTTACACAGAATCAGTAAAAGAAGCCCCATTGGAGATTGAAAATGAGTCCTGAAGAAGCCGAAAAGTACTTTAGTTCAGGTAAAACATACGAAGTTATGGACGCCTACAACCAAGACGACGTAAACCCGCTTGAAACACAAGAATCAGATGAAGCAGAGCGCATCGCACTAGCGCGTACATCTTGGGGCGAAGGACGAAACCAGGGCAAGGACGGTATGCATTTAATTCAGAATGTTATAAAAAATAGAGCGAATTCCGGAGGTACTTACAACTGGCCGGATAATGTGTTTGATGTGACACGCCAACGCAAACAATTCAGTGCTTGGAACGAGGGGGATCCTAATAAAGCTAAGATGGAAGCACTATCCCAGGATTCAGAAGATGAACAATTTCGACAAGCTTACGAAATATCAAACCAGTCGCTGCCGGACGAACTTCAAGAAATATTTGGAGAAGCCGATCATTATCACTCAGACAAAGTAAACCCTGATTGGTCAAAAAGCCCAAAACTTAGAAAATTAGGCCAGCACGGAAATCACAAGTATTACACAACAAAACCCGGAACCGGAGTAAGCCCAGCTGCGAACATGACCGGAGGAACTTTATGAACAACCAACCAGACAAAGGCCCAGGACAAAAGTTTGAACACGAATTATCGGCGGTATTTGTCCGTTGGTGGGAGGAGTCAGACCTGGATGAATTAGAAATGTCACATCTCGCAATAGGTGTAATCGAGAGATTCTGCAATACCACAGTCGAATTCGAGCCCGACCAGGAATTCTTGGATGAAATAGGGGAGGAATAATGCACAGCTATGAAAAAAGAAAAATATGATGTTGAAACTGGTTATAGCCGCAGAGGTGGCGATAACCGATACCGAGCTCCCTACCACGATGAAAAAGGAGAGATAAGAATACGAAAAGCAAAAAAGGGGAAAGTTAAGTATCAGACATACGACCCGAGACCAGGGGGTAGGCTGCGGGCTGAGTGGAAGAACTACGACAATGACGACAGCGATTACAAATCGAAACCAGAACCTGAGCCTAGTTATAGAGACGGAGGCCGCACTAAACAGCGACTAAAAGAGGCAGGGTTGAGGGATATATCAGGGCATTCAGATTACAACGAGAAAGTTTCAAAAAGAAAAAAACCTGGCACCGGCAACCACCCCAAAAACAGATAATGCACAGCCTCGAACAGATTAAATTTATGAACACGCCCGCAGAAGTAGCAAAGCGACAGGCTTTGGCTCGGGCAATGAACAGGAGAAATAACCATGCCAGCAAAAAAGAAAAAAGCTAGCGGCACAGCCAAGAAGAAAGGCCCGTGCTGGAAAGGATATCAAGCAATTGGTATGAAGAATAAATCAGGTCGCAAAGTCCCTAACTGCGTACCCAAATCTAAAGGAAGGAGCAGAGGAAAATAATGCCAGGATTCGGAAGAACATACGGAAAAAAGAAAACGTCGGCCAAGAAAAAGCCTATCAAGAACATGCCCGGTAAGAAAAAGGCCAGCTATGCCCGCAAAAAGAAAACCAAGTAAACCCATTCGGAAGACGACTAAGGGTAAAGGAGCTAATTACCGCACCGCAAAAGCCGGTGCCGGTATGACAAAGAAGGGTGTAGCGGCATACAGAGAGAAGAATCCCGGATCCAAGCTCAAGACTGCGGTTACAGGTAAGGTTAAAAAGGGAAGCAAAGCTGCGGGTAGGCGTAAATCATTTTGTGCGCGATCCAAAAGTTGGACGGGTGAAAGAGGTAAAGCAGCCCGAGCCCGCTGGAAGTGTTAATTCGAATTCTAGTCTTATTGAGCGTCCCGGCGTGTACGGTACATAACTATCATCATTATAAATACGAGTATAAATACGACGTTAAGATGGACGACAGTCCAACTCACAAGCCAAACCCGATTCAATGACTGAAAATACTGAGCAACTAGAAAATTTAATCAGAATCGACCCGGAAGTCTGGTTTAGTACATTCGGAGTAATTCGAGATAAACGGGGAAAAGACATAAAACCGATAGCAAACACACTACAAAAAAGAATGTTTGCCCATTACCGGAAATGTCAGCTCGAAGACCGGCCTTGTAAGATGATTATCCTGAAGCCCCGGCAAAAAGGAGCGAGTACATGCGCGCAGGCTTTGACATATCACCACATGAGAAAGCATGAAAATCTTGCCGGATCTTTGATGGGGGATATTAGCGGTACAAGTGACAAGGTTTTCGAAATTTACCGCCGGTATGCGGAGAGCGACCATTTCCCCTGGACCGAAGGCCAAGGGTCTGTGGCCGACGGCGGTAGTCTTGCGGACTTGATCAAACTCCAAAGTGGATCAGCCTATGGTAAAGAGACCGCGGGATCCAAGAATGCTGGCCGATCGGGTACAATTCAGGTTGGTAATATGACTGAGGTTGCATTCTGGCCCATGCAGGGAGAACGGGACCCCGCTCTTGGATATTTGCAGAGTTTATATGACGGGGACAATTTATCTTTGGTAGTAGCTGACTCCACACCTAATGGCCCAAACGGTTGGTTTTACCGGACATGGGTACAGGATAATGAATGGGCAAAGATATTTGCCGCATGGTTTGAATTTGAGGACTCGGTTATTCCCTTTAATTCTAAATCCGAGCGTCAGGATTTCAGTGACACCATGACGGAGGACGAAAAGGAGGAGATGGAAAGATTTGGAGTAAATCTTGAACAGCTTCATTGGCGTCGCCGCGTTCTTCAGGACAAATGTAATGGTGATCTTTCCAAATTCCGCCAGGAATATCCGAGTGATCCCGAGGAATGTTTCTTAATGTCCTCCCGTCCACGGTTTCATGTTGGCAATCTAGATAAAATGTCAAAGGCTTCGGCTGGTATTAAACCCAAAATGGGAACAATTGGCGTCCAAACCGATGGAAAAACCGCTAGTTTTAAACCTGACCGCTTGGGGAACTGGAAAATTTACGAGGAACCGGAATATGATTCTCAATATTTGATCTCGGTTGATACATGCACTGGAGAGGATCAACAAATGCAGGGATTAGCAGCTGATCCTGACTTCCATTCTGTTCAGGTTTGGAAAGCCCCCTTTGAAGATTGGCATGGTAACTGGCATGTCCCACGTTTGATCGCATTGCATCACAGCCGATTGGACATTGGCGTGCTCGCTCAGGAGATTGAAGGTATTGCCCGTTGGTACGGGAACGCATTTATCATCCCTGAGGTTAATAATTCCGGATTGGCACTATTAAAATATCTATTGGAAGCTGGATTGAGCGTGTACCGCCGTCGCCGATATAATGATTCGAGCGGAATGGTGGAAAAAAGCTATGGATGGAGCACCGATAAGATTACCCGAAAGACAGTAATTGACCATATGGCAGCCGAATTGATTGAGGAGAACTTTGATATCCCCGATCCCGATGTCCTGAAAGAAATGAAAACCTTTGTAATTAGTGATAAAGGCAAACCTCAAGCTGCCCCGGGCCATCATGATGACCATGTTCTGGCTGCGGCGATCGCATTATATAATATCGACCAGGCTAGCACATTTAAAGCGCCTAAAAAGAGCAAAATTACAAACCGCATGCTACGCAAGAACCCAAGCCTAATGTGCCCTGACGGCTTCATGCGTGTGCCCTTAGGAGCCATTAAGAAGAATTACAAGCGGTTGATGCCGTAATTCCCCGCAACTACTCTTCTCGTTATGGATACTGCGATAAGTCGATATGCTAAGGCAAAGGGAATTTCAGAAACCGAAGCGATTAAACAATTTAAAGAGTTAAATAAAAGCTTTAACAGTTTATACGGTACCGGTGGGTTAGGATTAGGTACATTCGACATCAATAACGATAACCAGCGTTCCGCGCACGACGCCATGGGCGCCGCGTTCAAAAAAGACCCCGCATTATTTGAAGCTTTTAATGATTGGAGATCGGTCAACGGGGGGGGTAGTGTAAAAGACGCATTAGAGTCAGCAAATAACTCTCTAGGTTTTAAAGATGGAGCTCGTGGTATTGTTGATGGTATAATCGGAACGGAATCTCAAAATGAAGCCTACTCCGATTTATTTGGTGCTTACGGTTTTACAGAAAATGCCGACGGTAGTTTTTCAGAACCTTTTTATAAAGAACAGGGTAAAAAAGCAGCAGACGAAGCAGTAAACGCAGCAACTCCCGCAACCGACGCAGAGGTAAAGGCTGCCGAGGAGAAGGTCGCAGCGGAGGCCGCAGCCCCAAAAACTTTAGAACAACCCGAGGGCGGAGCGGCTCAGGCCCCAGCCCAGCCCGCAGGCCCAACGGGCGCAGGCCAAAGGATTAAAGATATAAATGACGCTGCTCAATCGCTACCCGCAAATGTACCCCTTGGAACAGGCGGAGCGACTAAAGCAAACCGCGCTCAGATGAACATGCAGGCCGAAGCGAATCGCCAAATGGGAGATTTTATCAAGCAGCAAAAGAAGCAGTCCGACCAAAACAATTTTCTTAGAGATAGATACGACGCAACCGACGGACGCCGAGTCGGAGCCTGGGATCGATTAAGCGATCAGCAAAAGGACGAAGCTGTATCTAATTACCGAAATAGAAGCTTTTTCGACGATTCAAACCCGTTTCATCAACAACAGTATAATGATTTGATGGCATCGGGCTACACCCCGCCAATGGCAGACCTCCAGTCGCAATACGAAGCCG